GTGATTAATTCTATAATCAGTGCTGGTATTTTGGGAGTCAATAATGACGGGGTGGGTATCAGTCCAACGGGAATGATGGTAGGAACAACAGTGTTTGGTTTCTTTGCAGATGGAAACGAATGTCAGATTCCGGTCATACTTGGTACTCTTGCTGGTATCGTTGGAACCAAAGAGGATAATGAACTTCCTAAATCAGCTATTGGTATCAATTCAGCTGCACAAATCAAAGAATCAAAGAAGGTAAGTTCTGCCTCGCCGTTCCCAGGTGAACCATCTTCTCCATTTAATGCTAAATATCCTTATAACAAAGTATTGAGGACAGAGTCCGGTCATTTGATAGAGGTTGATGATACAGTTTCTAAAGAACGAATACATATCATGCATAAGACCGGAACTTATGTTGAAATAGACCAAGACGGTCAAGTTGTTATAAAGTCAGTTGATGATAGATTCGATGTTACAACCAAGGACAATAATGTATATGTCGGTGGTAATGTTAGTGTACGTATCAAAGGAAATGTTAATATTCTTGTTGATGGAACATATACTCTGGAATCCAAAGGAAATATGTTAATCAAAGCACCTAAGATAGATTTCAACCCATAATGCCATCAGTTCACAGAAACACGGATTCCAGAGCATGTGGTGCTACTACAGTATCTGAGCAAAACAGGAATGTTTTTGTCAATGGTCTTCTGTGGTCTATAAACGGTGATCCTAATTCTCATGGCGGAGGTGCATTGGTTGCAGCCACTAATAATGTTTTCATAGGTGGAATAGCTGTTTGTAATAATAATGAATCTGCAGCTCCTGATGCGTTGTGTGCACCGCTTGGAGGAGCACACTGTGCACCCAATGCAGTGGGTGGATCAAGTAACGTATTTGTAGGAGATTAAATGGCAACGTCATATGCAGATAAATTTACAGTAACTTCTCTGAGGTCGGAGAGGTACAGTGATTTCTACAATAGCTTCAGTAAAAACTTTGGAACAAAAGATCTTGCTAGACTGACTAACGAAGATTCTATAATCAATTGTTTGAAGAATATTATTTTGACAAGAAAGGGAGAACGTCCTTTCTTTCCAGAATTTGGTTGTAATATTTCTGGATTGTTGTTTGAAAACTTCTCTAAATTTACAACAGATGCTATAGAAACAGAAATTAAAACAGCGGTTGAAAACTTTGAGCCTAGAATCAAAACAATTAAAGTAAAAGCTCTTGAAACACCAGATAACCACTCAATCGAACTTCAATTAGTTTTTACCACTATAAATAATCCTGAGAATGTTTCAATCAGTTTCTTTCTTTCAAGAATAAGGTAAAATGGCAAATTCATCTATCAACCTAATTGACTTAGATTTCAATTCTTTGAAGTCGTCGTTGAAGTCATACCTATCATCACAATCAAAGTTTCAAGATTATAATTTTGATGGCTCGAATATGAGTGTTTTGTTAGATGTCCTTGCTTACAACACATATCTTAATACCTTTTACATGAACATGGTAGCGAGTGAGATGTTTCTTGATACTGCGCAACTTAGGGATAGTATTGTATCTCATGCAAAGGAACTCAACTACCTTCCTAGATCGTTCAGATCAGCTCAAGCAAATGTAAATATTTCAATAACACCTTCAACCAACGCGTCTTCTATTGTTATTCCAGCAAAGACAGGATTTACATCTCGAGTCGGTTCTAACACATTCAACTTCGTAACAAGTGAGTCTATTGCAATTGTAACAAGTAATAATGGTGTATACTATGCTAATAATACTACCTTGTATGAAGGTTCATATGTAACAGATACGTTTGTAAAAAATAGTGCTATTGAAAATCAAAGATTTGTTTTAAATAATCCAACTATTGATACGACTAGTATCGAGATTTCTGTTTCTGAAAATAGTGGTGCAAATGTTTACACATATACACAAGCATATTCGTTGTTTGGAGTAGTTTCAAATACTAATATATTTTTTGTACAGCCTGCTGAAAACGAGCAGTATGAGGTTGTGTTTGGTGACGATGTGTCAGGTAGAACCCCTCGTAACGGTGCAGTGATTGGTATAACATATAGAGTTTGTAGTGGAGAACTGCCAAACGGAGCAGATACCTTTGTTAATAATTCAAGCATCGATGGACACTCAAATGTTACGATTACACTCAATTCTGAAGCTGTTAGCGGATCAGTATCAGAATCCAACACATCAATTAAATTCAATGCTCCAAGAAGCTTTCAAACACAGGAAAGAGCTATAACCGAAAGTGATTACGAAATCTTACTAACAAGAGAGTTTCCTGAAATTCAAGCAATATCAGTGTATGGCGGAGAAAAGGAAGACCCTCCTCAGTACGGTAAAGTGTTTATTTCTATCGATGTAGAAAATTCTGATGGTATTCCTGACCTAAAGAAAAGCATTTATAATAATTACTTGAGTGATAAGGTTCCTCTTGGTATTCTCACAGAAATCGTTAATCCTGATTTTGTTTACTTGAAGGTAGACACATCGGTAAACTACAATTTCAATATAACAACACTGTCAGAGAATCAGTTATCTACCAAGGTATTGACTACGATATCAAACTACAATGACACATATTTAAACGACTTTAACGCTAGCTTCTTATACAGTAATTTTGTAACAACAATAGACAATACCGACAAATCTATCATCAACAATGATACTGTGGTTGTACCTTATTACTTACTTACATTAGATACAGGTGTAGCTACTAACTTCGCCTTTTCTTTCGGGGCTGAAATATTAATTACTACTCCATCTGAACAATCTCACAGTATTACAGCGGATAGAGGAGTATTTTCTTCATCCTTTGTAGTAGATGGTTTGAATTGCCAATTAGAAGATGATGGTATTGGTAATATACGAATTGTTAGAGTTACATCTACCTCTCACATCGAGAGGTCTAAGGTAGGTACTATAGATTATTCTACAGGATCAATAGTTATTTCTAATCTCAATGTTGAGAGTTACTCGGGTTCAGGTATCAAACTTTACACTAAACTCGTAAGTCAAGACTACACATCATCATTTCGAAATATACTTAAAATAAAACCAGAAGATATCAACGTTACTATGGTACCTAGAAAATCATGAAGCAGATAGAAGATGATATTAGTCTATTAATCGAAAATCACTTTCCGCAGTTCTATAAAGAGCAAGGAAATACTTTTGTTGATTTTGTAAAGGAATATTATCAATGGGCTGAGCAAACCAATAATAATATTTTCTTTACAAGAAACCTTCTTGAGTATAGAGATATTGACAAGACTATAGATGATTTTTTGTACCACTATAAACTGAAGTACCTGACAGGTGCTCCAGTTAGTTTTGATAGAACAAGATTCAATGTAAAGCATTCTGGTGATTTTTACTCATCAAAAGGAACAGAAAGAGGTACTAAACTATTTCTTAACAGAGTTTTTAACGTTTCAGAAACAGAAGTATATTTTCCAGGTAAAGATGTAATAAAAGCTTCAGACGGTGAATGGTTTGTTCCTGTTTATCTTGAAGTATCTTTATCGACAAAGACACCCTCTTTCATTGGTAAAACAGTTGTTGGTTCAACATCTGGTGCTTCAGCTTTTGTTGAGGGAGTAGGAAGAAAAAGTATAAACGGAAAATATCTTGATGTAATATATCTATCAAGTGTTAATGGTGATTTCTTACTTGATGAGTTAATTACTTCAGATGGCAGTCTTAATGATTGTCCCAAAGTGATAGGATCTCTTACTAAAATTACAATCAATGACGCTGGTAGAGATTTTGCTGTTGGTGACGTAGTCGATATTGTTTCGGCGGTAAGAGGAAAACAAGGTAAGGCAAGAATTGATTCTGTTGGCCAGCAAACTGGTAAGGTTACATTTACTCTGTTAGATGGTGGTACTGGTTATAGACTTACGACTTCTCCAGTTATTGCTGAAAAAATGATAGCTTATTCTAACAAGGTATTCTCAAACACCTACATTCCCAATTTTTTGATTGATGAGACCGTATACCAACCACTTGCAAATATAGTTTTTAGTTCTTCAAACACATCATTTTCTCTTGCTCAGCTAGTAACAGGTGCTAATTCAACAGCAAATGTTGCTACTGGAAGAATTGTTGGTAAAGTACAAAAAACAGTAACTGGAACAGCGACAGCAAACTCTACTTCCAATACAGTGACTGGTATTGGTACACAGTTTTCAGTAGATCTAGCTAACAACGATATTATTAAATTTCAGTCTAACAATTCAACATTTCAGATCAGCTCTATTGCAAGTAATACAAGTCTTCAACTGACAACTACGGGTCCTGATGTAGTTGCTAATACAGTCACGTCAGCAAACGGAAGTTTTCTTATCATAGTTACTTCGGGTAATTGGTCTCTGGCTGATAGGATTGATGGGACATCAGCGCTTGTTGATTCATATACAGATAAAACTGCAACAGGCACGGTGATGGGAGTCAACTCTCAATACATTGGAATATCCTCTGTATCAAACACGTTTACATCAAACCAGTATAATTTTATTTACGGTGGAACTTCCAATGTATACGCTAACGTATCTGTTGTAAGTACTGGAACTGGAGCTGATTTCAATGTTGGTAGTCTGACTGATGAGGAAACAGTTTATCTGAATACGGATTTAATTGGAGGTAATAACTCGATTACAACAGTTGCATTGACGGGTAGTATATCTTCTAATTCTACAAGTCCTCAGGTAAATGGTGTGTCAACTCTTTTCACCTCTGAACTCTACGATGGTGCTTACATAAAAATTGGAAGTAATAACACAGTGTTTCAGGTGAACACTGTAAGTAATAATACTATATTGAATCTTAACACCAATGCTATCAATTCATCGGCTAACACTATAAGTATCACTAACGGGGCATACCTATCAACTCCTCTCAGTGCATTGAAATATGGATTTCCAAAACTACCAACTGGTAATGTTAGTATTCTCCTAAATCTTGCCTTGACAAGAGGTAGCTATGATATCGGAACAATAGCTTCTTTGAGTGGCATTAATCCAGGATCGGATTACAACATATCTCCGTTTGTTCTTGTAAGGGATAACGAACTTGCCAATTTCAATAGACGTGATCTCAACTTAGTTGTTGAAAATCAAGTTGGAACATTTACAGATGATGAAGAGATAGTTCAAAACTTTTCTGATCCCGCCTTCACTCTTCAGGTAAGTGGATCAAACAGTGGACTAGTTTTAAATGAAAGTGTCACTCAGATTATTAATTCTACAGCTAACGGATATGGTATAGCTGGATCTTCGAACACAACTGTATCTGTTGTTACGGTCTCAGCTTTTTCAAATTCTACCTTTGGTAATACATTTGTGAATTCTGCGATTGGTAGTTCGTTGACTGGTACAGTTTCTTCTAATGCAACAAGCTCTCAAGTAAATGGTGTTTCTACATTGTTTACTTCAGAATTATCAGCTGGTGACTTCATTAAGTTTTCAGGTAACAATTTGATATTTCAAATTAATACAATTAGCAACAACACTATACTCAACTTAACAACCAACAGTTCAATTACAACATCTAACTCTATTTCAGAAGTTACAAATGTAGCTATAGGAATGACCAGTGGTGTTAAGTTCTTTGTGAACACATCAATATCAAATACCCAAATATCCTTGTCAAGAGGCAAAGTGATCAACTCCGGAGCTTCGTTTATTAACGTCAAGAGAAAGACATTCAATCAATCTTTCACATCCGGTGTCGAAATAACTGGGGCAACCTCTGGGGCAACCGCTAACGTGGTATCTGTTACCCAGATAGAAGAATCGTCACTGATGGGTAACAATGCAGTTGTCAACTCTTTTGCTGGTATTGTAAATGGATCTATAACATCGCTGTCAGTGATAGATTCGGGTTTCGCATATGAAGATGGAGAATCTATTAACATAGAAATAGATACAAATGCATACATTGCGACCGGATATGCTAATCTTATTAATCAAGGAGTTGGGGAGGGATATTTCAAATCCACCAGGGGATTCCTCAACAGTGATAAATACATTCATGACGGTGATTTTTACCAGTTTTATTCTTATCAAATTCAAACTGAGCTACCGCTCGAGACATATGGGGATACTTTAAAGAAACTGATGCACGTAGCAGGCACTAAGTTATTTGGTAATGTAATCAAAGTATCTAACGTGGATGTTACAATCAAATCTTCCGGTGTAGAAATAACAACATGAGCAAACTTATCACAAACAACATTAAACTTTTCAATGTTGATCAATTCATTGAATCTTTTTCAGAGCCTAACTTTAATATTTACTATTTTTTTGTAGGTAACCCTGTTCCTTTTGCTAATGATAATTCACCACCTGTTTTGAATGATAATGTTCAAACCACATTAATTGATCCTTATGACAATATGATATACGGTAAGAGGATTACCTCTAGTGATATTGTTCAAATGACACCTAGGCATGATTGGGTTGCTAACACAGTGTTCAACAAATACACCCATGATGATCCTGATGTTATGGGTTCTAATTTTTATGTTCTGTCGGATGAAAATTCATCCTATAGTGTATTCAAGTGTTTAGACAATAATCGAGGCACTCCATCAACTTATAGACCTAGACTGTCAGAAACAGCTGCCGATGATGATTTTTACTTTACAACTGCTGATGGATATCAGTGGAAGTATATGTATTCAATAACACCAACTCAGTTTACAAAATTTGCCACCGCATCTCACATTCCAGTGTTTGTTAACGCTAACGTTGTTAGTAATTCTGTGATAGGATCAATAGACAATATAGAGGTCTTGTCAGGCGGAAGTGGATACGCATCATATGCTAATGGATTTTTCCAAGAAGTTTTAGTTGGTGGTAATCCTTTGATTTATGCAATTGATCCATCTAATGCTTCAGCAAATGCTAATTTTTATATTAACTCTGCTTTAAAAGTTACTAATGGAACTGGTAGCGGCCAACAGAAATTTATTACTGGATATACTGTTGCAGGTTCTACAAGAAGAGTTATTATAGATTCTCCTTTCGATATCAATCCTACAACTAGCTCAACATATGAAATTACACCACTTGTATCTATCGATGGTGATGGTTCAGGTGCACAAGCTAGGGCTCTTGTTAACACATCAAGTAACACAATATACAGTATTGAAGTAGTGCAGAGAGGAGCAGGATACAGCTATGCTTCTGTTACGGTAACGGGTAATACTGGAATAATTAATGTTTCGACAGGAACTGCTATAACAGCAAACACAGCAGCAGCCAAAGTAATAATTAGTCCTAAAGGTGGTCATGGTAGCAATGCAGCTGCAGAGTTGGGAGCGAGGTATGTTGGAATTAGTACAGTTTTTGATAGCTCAGTCTCTGGAAGCAAATTAGTTGATGAAAATGATTTCAGAGCAGTGGGAATAATTAAGGACCCTTTATTTTCCAACGTGGTCCTTGAAATAAGTTCTAGTACTGGAGTTTTTGCCGATGGGGAGACAGTAATTCAATCGCAAGGATCTCCTATTGCTGGTATCGTAATTACTAATCCTGGTTCAGGATACACCTCTAATGCTGTTGTTACAATATCCGGAACAACTAGCGTTACTGCTGTTGCCAATGCAAGTTCTAATTCAACAGGTAGAATATCTCAAATTAATATAAGCAATACAGGTCAGGGTTACATTCTACCAAGTATATCAATATCTGCTCCTTCAGCTGTTTCTTTCAATTCGAATACTGCAGTATCAAACACGAATGATTTCATTACTATTTCTAATAATGTATTTCAGAATAACGACTATGTCAAATACTTAGTAGCTGCAGGCAATACATCTCTATCAGCATTATCCAACAATTCTAGTTATTTTGTTGTTCAGGCTAATTCAACAGGAGTTAAGTTGTCATCAAGTTTGAATGGAGGAGCAATAGATATCACTGCTGGTGTATCCGAGACAGGTCATAGCTTGACAGGAAATACCGCTACAGCTGTTGCAGTTGTTGACACCAACAAGACAACAACAGCTCGAGGTATTGTATTTTCTGCAAACGATTCTATTGTCAAACTTACGAACACTTATGGATTTTTTGTTACTGGTAACACATCAACGAGTTTACTGTTAGGGAATTCATCTGGATATACAGCCGTATGCGATACATCTACGCAACCAACTACCTACTTTGATCAAACTTACAAAGTTGTAGGTGTCTTACAAACTGCTCAGGGATTCACAGAAGACGAGTTAGTAGTTCAGAATGAAAATGCTAATGGGTTTTTCTACTCATCTAATAACACTGTAGTACGGATAGTCAACAAAAAAGGAACTATCAACCAAAGTGAGGTTGGTGGTACGCAGTACTATATTACTGGTGATGCATCGGATGCGCAGTTTCTCGTGTCAGGTATCGTTCCATCGGATTTGGTTCACGGTTCTGGAGACGTTATATATATTGAGAACTTCACACCAATCACAAAAACTAACGGACAAACAGAAACCTTGAAGCTTGTCTTGGAATTTTAATAGAGGAACAAATGGCACTTAATACAGATTTCAATGTATCACCGTACTATGATGATTTTGATGAAGATAAAAACTTTTACAGAGTTCTTTTCAGACCAGCTGTACCTATTCAGGCAAGAGAATTAACCCAGTTACAAACTATTCTTCAGAATCAAGTTGAAAGATTCGGTGATAATATTTACAAACAAGGTACCATAATCAAGGGGTGTAGCCTCTCATTTGATTTCAGTTACTACTATGTTAAACTTGAAGATCTCCAGGTAGATGGTCAGACAACTCTTGTATCCAACTACGCTAATGGTTATCTAAAAGATTCTGCAAATTTAACATCCGAGATTGTAAACTATGCTCAGGGATTGGAATCACAGGATCCTGATCTTTCCACACTGTTCATCAAATATATTAACACTGGAGTAGGGGCAAAGAAGAAGTACTCGAATACAGATGTATTAACGGTTTATGCAAGAGATTATTCAGTTCAGTCCATTGAAATATCTGCTTCAGGAACGTTGTATAGCAATTCTGATGTAATTGTTTTTACAAGCAACAGTGGTACGGGTGCTTCTGCTAATATCGTTACGTTTGCAAATGGTTCAATTAGAGATGTTGTAATTTCTGATGGTGGATCTGGTTACATAGCTGCTCCTTCGTTGACAATTACCACTACAACTGGATCGTCAGGGGCATTAACTGCACTAAATTATATTGCACAAGTGCGTGTTGCAAATTCTTCATACACTGCACCAGTTGGTGTTGGATCTGCTGTAAGAACAAGTGATGGGGTAATTTATCAAAAAGGTCACTTTGTTAGAGTGGAAGATCAAATAACTATAGTTGACAAATACTCCAATGTACCAACAGATATCTCATTGGGATTCTCTACTTCAGAGACGGTAGTCAACAATAACGTGGACTCCACATTGCTAGACAATGCCCAAGGGTATAGCAATTACACAGCGCCAGGTGCTCATAGACTTCAGCTAACAGCAAATTTGATTTCTATTGCCACGTCTAACGCTGCCTCAAACAGTGAATTCTTGACCATCTTAGAATTTGAAAATGGAAACGTTACCAAGAGAAGAACAAGTACTGAATTCAATTCTGTTGCATCGGAACTATCAAGAAGAACAAGGGAAGAGAGTGGTAACTATGTTGTCAATCAATTCAGTCTCTATACCGAGGAAATATCAGGTAATACAACACACTTAAATTTGGCTGTCAGTCCCGGTATTGCATATGTTGATGGATTTAGATCTGAACTCACTGGTACAGTGAGGGTGCCTGTTAGAAAGTCTGACAACACTGTAACCAGTAACAATCAGTCAATCAGTACAAACTATGGAAACTATGTAGAAATTGAAGAATTACTAGGAAACTTCGATTTTTCCGCAGGTACATCTATTAACCTGAGAGATACTGCTGGAGATGATGTATCTGATAATTTTGGTGGAGCCCCTACTTCTCCTGGCTCTATCATTGGTACAGCAAGAATGAAATCTCTTGTATATCAATCCGGAGTGGTTGGATCTCCTTCTTGTATTTACAGGCTATATCTATTTGATATTAATATGCAGCCTGGAAAATCCTTTTCTAGCGTCAGATCCGTACAAGTATCAGGTGGTGTTGCTGATTTGATTCTTGATACTGGTAATGCGGTTCTTAAGGAAACAAGTTTTGATAGTTTAATTTTTGATTCTGGTACCCCAGCCGTTAGTTACTTTGAAGGTGAGCAGTTTATCTACAGAAATATTTCAACTGTTTCTATTCTTAGCTCAGGAGTTGCATCTCTATCACTGACAGGGACTGGCGAAGAGTTTCCGTACACAGTGAGTAGCACACTCAATGATACTCAAGAAAAAGACTTGATTATTGTACCTGCGTCAAATGCATACTCAACAACAAATCTAACTGGAACAGTATCTACTTCTGGTAACGTTGTGACCGGTAGCGGTACTAGCTTCATAAGTGAGTTAGATGCTGGTGACTATATTAAGTTCCAGTCAAATAATGATTATTTTAGAGTCAGCACTATAGCTGGCGACACATCAATGACTGTGTACGGTGTAGGTCCTTCTCCTACACTTTCATCAAACACATTTGTATACGCTTTTCCAAAGAATGTTCCCATCAGACTAGACAGGGGATCAGCTAATGTGTCAATTGATAGTAATGGTAATACTGCTACAATCTTTGTTGGTAACACAATCAGTGGAACTACCTCTGCAACAGTATATTCAAATGTGAGAGTGGACGGTGCTTCTCCGAAATTGAAGAGTGTTGTCAAAGATGTTTATGTGAAATTGTCTACAGATAAATTATCAGCAACTGCTACAGGACCATGGTGTTTGGGGGTTCCAGATGTACTTAATATAGTGGCTGTTTATGTTGGATCTAGTAATACCTATTCAAACACGACAACCAATCAAGCATCAAACTTTGAACTCATTACAGGTCAAAACGATAATTACTACGGTCTCTCTTATATCAGAAAGAAACCCGGAAGCAGTCTTTCTTTGACAAGCTCAACCAATCTTCTTGTCAGATTGAACTTATTCACACATGGAACTGGTAGTTATATTTCTACTGAATCATACCCTGTTGATGATGCTACCCCATCTCTACCAAGTAATAAGATTAGAACGCAGGATATTCCTTACTACATATCTCCTAAAACTAACAAATATTATAATCTGAGGGATGCAGTTGATTTCAGACCAATAACAGCTAATACCGCTAATGCAGCCGCAACATCTGTTGCTGGTGCAACGGTAGATCCTTCATCTTCAGAAACACTAACAGGAAGTATATTCTTTCCTACACCGAATGAAGAGTTTCAAGCAGATATTGTTCACTATTTGAGCAGAGTTGATACAATAGTTATTACCCCTCAGAGCTCTGTATCGGTTGTGGAAGGAGTACCGAGTCTTACACCTGTCCCACCTAAGGCGCCAGATGGAACTATGAAGCTTGGAACGATTACTGTTCCTCCGTTCCCTTCACTGTCTCCAAAATCTGCACTTGCAGCTAAAAGAAATGAGTATAGTACATTGGTTAAGCATGACCAAGTCAAAGGCTATACAATGAAGGATATTAAGTTTATTGAAGACAGAATTAATAGACTCGAGTATTACTCACTATTCAATACTCTTGAAAGCAGTGTTACTAATCTAGTGGTTCCTAGTGAATCAAACACAGCTGTATCTAGATTCAAAAACGGTTTCTTTGCTGAATCGTTTAATTCCTATGATATTTCTAATGTGAATGATCCTGAATTTACTATTCTTGTTGATACCAGGTCTTCAACAGCAAGACCGCAGATTGAAAAGAACAGAATAAAATTCACAGCAAACACTTCCGCTTCCTCGAATGTAACATTCAAGGGAGAGTATGGTATTATTGATTATACTGATGTTGAATTTATTAGTCAGCCAATAGCAAATAAGACTAGAAATCCAGTTCAATCTACATGGTCATTCAAAGGAGTAGTAAGTTTATTTCCAAAATATGATGACTATTATGATATTGAAAAAGGATCTGTCAATGTAACTATCGATTTGGCAACTCCTTTGAATCAGCTGGTCAACTCTCTTAATGATAATGTACAGTTCAAGAGAGATAGCACACAAATAAATGTTGATGTTGGTTCGTTGACTACTGTTATTCCACCAACAATACAGACAGAGGGTATTGATCAAAGGACAATAACCACGACAACCACAACCGTAAGAAACTCTTTCCAGCCAGGAGGAACACTAACTAACACTCAACAAGTTGGTGAGTTCTTAACTGATTTTGGAATGAATGCTTATATAAGATCACAGTGGGTAACTTTTGTTGCTGTAGGTTTGAGACCAAACACAGAACATTTTGTGTTCTTTGATAAGATTAATGTTTCAAATCAGTCAAGACCTGCAACGGTAAGCAATGTAGAGACTATGGATTCAAGAGGGATACTGCACGAACCTACTGCATCATGGACAGGTCCAAAAGGGTCTTCTTTGATCTCTAGCTCTTCTGGTACACTTGTTGGAGCTTTTTACATAGAACCAGAAACCTTCTTTGTTGGAGAGAGATCACTTACCATTGCGGATAATAATGATTACAACAGCAGTGATGATTCTATTTCTGTTTGTAGAACTACATTCAATGCTTATAACTTTTACAAAAAGTCATCAACTTTAACAGTCTCTACAAAAACACCGACTCCTGTTATATCTTCTTCCAACACTACAGTTGATATCTCTAGGACTGTTAATAGTATCTTGGTACCAAGATTACCACCGCCACCTCCTCCTCGCAGAGACCCTATAGCTCAAACGTTTAACGTAAACCAGCAAAATGGATCTGACGGAGTATTTTTAACTAAAGTAGATCTTTACTTTAAAACTAAAAGCAGTAGTTTGGGTATAACTGTACAGATTAGAGAAACGGAAAATGGATACCCATCTCCATTTATATTGAGTCAGAAATTTCTCAATAGCTCCTCAATATCTGTAAGTAACAACGGGTCTTCTGCGACCACTGTAACTTTTGATACTCCAGTTTATTTGAAATCGAGTAGTGATTACAGTATTGTCATAATGCCAGATCAAGAAAATCCCGACTATCAGATATGGACTGCTGCTACAGGTGTACCTGATGTTGTCAATACTAACTTGGTTTCTAATAAGAACTGGGGCGGTGGAGTAATGTTCCTATCATCCAATGATACAGCATGGACTCCTGTTCAGACAGAAGATTTGAAATTCAAAGTCTACATTGCAAACTTCACAAAAACAGCTGCTACCCTTGTTTTAGAAAACGACCCATATGAGTTTTTGACTGTGTCTAATACTTCTGGTTCTTTTGTTGAGAGTGAAGAGGTTGCTCAAAAGTCTAATACATACCTGACCGGATCGATTACTGCAAACACGTCTAGTCTTGTCGTTAATACTTCCACATCGCAGACTGGATCATTAGCATCCGGGGATTACGTGTTGGTGGTTTATGCTAATGGTGCTTCAGTAAAAACTGGAACTGTAACTGTTGGAAACACCTCTACTACTAACGTGATAGGATCTGGAACAGATTTTGTCAATGAATATGATCCTGGTGATTACATTCTTATCAACGGAAATGTTAGAGAAATCACTGCTACAACCAACGCAACTCACATAGTGATTGATGGTCCATTAAGCAACACAGTATCATCAAATGTTCACTACGGTGTTACAGATGTTATTCAAATATCAAGAGTAAATAGTGTTAACTCATCATCTATTACTTTGAAGGATTATCCTTACTATGTTATAGATGGTGGATCTACTTACTACGGAGCTATTCAGAAGGTAGTGAGGGGAACTATTGATGTTCTTAATAATGACGGTACAATTGTTGTCAGAGATTCTAATGCGTCAAATTCAACCTTCAAATTTGAATCATCTAAGAACATAGTTGGTGAGATATCTCAAGCTAAGGCCACTATTATTTCTGTAGACAATAAGGTAGTTAATTTTACAGAACCTCATATAAGATACATCAGTCCTCCAACAACATCCGTCAGCTTGATACAACGGATTGATGGTGTGACAGCAACACCGGCTAACACTGGTATGGTGGAGGGGATATCTAATTCACTTAGATACGAAGGACAGCTCAAATCTAGAAGTAATGAAATCACAAGTGGTTCAAAATCGTTTAAGATTTTTGCCAATCTGACAAGAGCCAATACGTTTAGCTCAGTTTCACCAGTTATAGACGTAGCACCGGTCAGCGCTGTAACTTTGTCAAACATTATCAATAACGACAATACTGATGAAACCACTAAGTATGGTAACTCAAAGGTAAGATACATCTCCAAGAACGTAGTTCTAGCAGATGGATTGGATGCTGAGGATATGAAAGTATTCATTACAGCTTATAAACCATCTACATCCAATATCTACGTGTATGCAAGAGTACTAGCTACTGATGACACTACTGTTTTTGAAGATAGAGATTGGACGTTACTCAATCAAGTAACAGAGAGCAACCTATACAGTGACTCTTTGAATGAAAATGATTACATCGAATATGAGTACACATTTCCAAAGACACCTCCTTCTACCTTATTGACCGGTATTATTACTTCGTCTAGTAACACAACGTTGACCGGTGCTGGAACATCATTTAACTCCTCACTCGTAGCTAATGACGTTGTCAAAATTGTTCAAGGAAATACACTAACAAGCTATGATCTTGGAGTTGTCAATTCTGTAACAAATAGTACTCATCTTGTTTTGAAGTCGAATACTACATTCTCAGGAAGTGCCTCAATCGAGAAGGTAACACAGCCAGGAGCTGCTTTCAAATACAATAGAAATGATAATATTGTAAACTATCTTGATGCTGATAGAGGTCAACATTCAAGTTATAAAATATTTGCAATCAAAGTCGTGCTTACTTCTAGCTCAAGTAAGTTTGTTCCTATATTATCGGATGTCAGAGCATTAGCTGTATCAATATAAAATGATAAAGACCGAGAATCCTGATTATATTAGAGACGATAGCAATCACGCATTAATAAATACAAATGTCAACGCATATAAAAATTATGTTCAGCAGAGGCAAGCTCAAAAAAAGGTTATCGACATTGAGGATGAAGTTGGTAATTTGAAGAAAGATGTCGGTGAAATAAAAGAGATGCTTATGATTTTACTTAAACAAACAAACAAAGAGAATTAACAAATGGCTCTGGCTACATCAAATGTAAGTACCGTAACTGACTCGTTTCAAAATTGGATCGATAAAACTAATATATTGCTTGACGCATACTCAACAACAATAGTAACGACAGCTGCAAATAGTCAAGGTGGACTTACCACTGGTAACGGTACTGTTAATGGTATTTTTACTGCTAACTCGGTTACGATTAATGGCAATACAACATTTGGTTTGAGAGGTGGAAACACAACAACATCTAATGTTCTGTACATCACCAGTAACGTGTCAATTGGTAATACTACAGTTAATACTGTAATATCCACAACGACAATTGATACGGACCTACAATTAGTAGTAGCTGGTAATACTAATTTTGGTGGAGCGCTTCAAACAATATCTGGAAATGCTAATTTTGATTCAGGTGTGTTATTTGTTGATGCAACTAATAACCGAGTTGGAGTTAATAACACAGCCCCTGATGTCGCTTTTGTCGTTACTGGTGCAGCAAACGTATCTGTATCCGTAAACTCTTCCTTACTGACTGTGGGAACATCCTTTGTTGCCAATACAACTGGTGCTTTTCACACAGGTACAATCAATGCTGCTAGCTTCACGACATCTGGGCTAGTTGCAAACTCAACAGCAATAGTTCCAACTTCTAATACCATACTGCTTGGAAACAGCACAGGTAGATATGTATTATCAGCAAACTCAGGTAACTTCAGTGGCAACGTTAGTATTACTGGTTCTTCAAACAGCGGTAGTTTAAATGTTTCTGGAAACGTATCAATAAATACATTTGCAACATTTTTAACATTTGCAAATACAGATCTAGGATCTAACACAACTGCAAATGTAACAGCTATCAGTTTCCCAAAAGCAAATCACCAAGCTGGAGAGTTACTTGTATATCTTTCAAGGGGTTCTGAGTATCAAATTACAAAGATATTGTTTGCACACAATGGTGTTGATGTCAATCAAACTATTTACGGAACAATTGTTGCACCTTCCAGCTCTTCACCACTTGCCAACAATATAGTCATGACTGTTAATTCGACAAACATTGATGTTAACATGCGTCAAAGAGCAAGTAATTCATCAGTAAAGATTTTAGCAAACATGATTATCTAAGGAAAGTTAGATGGCAACAGCAAATAGTAAGCTATTAATAGATTTTGGTTTTGATTCACGTGCTACTAGCAACGTCAACGGTGATCTAGACGTATCAGGATCGCTGGCAGTAGGTGGTAATCTTGCTTTCAGCGGGACCGTACAAGGTAATTTTCTTCCTGATCAGGATCAACGTAGCTTGGGTAACACTGTAAACAGATGGAATTTACAGGGATATATTGCCAACGTTGCAAGTACTCTTACAGTGGCGGGAATAACATCACTACAAGATGATGTTACTCTTTCGAAAACTCTGAGTAGCGGAAACACGACAGTAACCGGGTTTGCCAATGTATCAACATCTGTTAATTCTGCATTGTTGACGGTTGGTTCTAGTTTTATTGCCAACACTACTGGTGTATATCATACCGGTACAGTTAATGCTGCTAGCCATACAACATCTGGATTCGTTGCTAATACGACAGCTATAGTACCTACGTCTAATACAATACAACTTGGTAATTCGACTGGTAGGTTTGTAGTATCTGCTAATTCTGGTAACTTCAGTGGTGATGTAACTATAACAGGAAACACCACACTTTCAGGTAATGCTGTATTGAGCGGTACTCTGCAAACAATATCAGGTAACACTAATTTTGATTCTGGAGTTCTCTTTGTTGATTCTGTTAATAACAGAGTCGGGGTTGCAAATACATCACCTGGCGTAGCTCTTGAAGTTACTGGCTCGTTGAGAGTGTCGGATACGGTTTCCATTGGTGCTAATATATCTGTCAATACATCAATTGTAAGGGTTGGTAACAGTACTACCAATGCAACAATGTCAGCCACTGGTTTTACAATCAACGGTGCAGCTGTTGTCGGTCCTCAAGGTGCTACTGGTCCTACTGGACCAACAGGACCACAGGGTGCTCAGGGTGCTCAGGGTGCTCAGGGTGCTCAAGGTCCTACAGGTCCATTAGGTCCAACAGGACCACAGGGTGCACAAGGAGCGCAGGGTGCTACGGGTCCTACTGGACCAACAGGTCCTCAGGGTGCTCAGGGTCCAGCTGGTCCTACAGGCCCTACAGGTGCTCAGGGTGCTCAAGGTGCTCAAGGTCCAACAGGCCCAACGGGTCCAACGGGTCCTACAGGAGGATTTTCAACAGGATCAAATGCTCAGGTAAATTCACTTGGCGTTGGTACAGCTGCAACAGGAACAGCTGGTGAGATTCGTGCAATTGGAGACATTACAGCTTATTTTTCAGATGAAAGACTTAAAACTAAATTAGGTCCAATTTTAAAAGCTCTTGACAAGGTTATGCATCTATCAGGGTTTTATTATGAAGCTAATGAGATAGCACAGTCACTTGGATACAAGGTAAAACGCGAAGTTGGAATATCAGCACAGGAAGTTAATGCTGTTCAGCCTGAGACAGTAGCACCTGCTCCAATAGATGATAAATACTTGACAGTTAAATATGAGAGATTGGTTCCTCTTCTTATCGAGGCTATCAAGGAACTCAAGAATGAAGTTGATGATCTTAAAAATCAAATGAACGAGATGAAAAATGGCAACCAAGGCTAATATAGTTATAGATCAAGGAACAACGTTTTCTACAGTTATAAACTTAGCTGATGAAAACGGAGACGCTATTGACCTAACTGGGTATTCTGCCAACTCACAGATCCGTAAACATTATTCCTCATCAAATTCTCAAAGTTTTTCAGTCTCTCTTGGTGGAACACAAGGAACAGTAACATTGAGTTTAACATCTACTCAAACATCGAATTTAGTAGCTGGTAGATATGTTTACGATGTTGAAGTTACTAGCTCTTCTAACATCGTTTCAAGAATAGTAGAAGGAATTGTAACAGTAACTCCCGAAGTTACAAGGTAACAAATGTCACTATCAGCAGCAACCGTACGGCTTGTTACCTCTTCTGCAATAAAGGCAACTGTCAATACAAGTGGCGGTAGTATTCAATCGAGTTCACCTGTTACGCTTAAAACTGCAACAGCTGGAAGACTCGACACCCTTGTAGATGTTGAAGAGGTATCTCCGGCTGATGGTCACACGTTAGTATACAGATCCTCAGATGATAAATACGTAGTACAACAACTTTCTCTAGAAAACGTTTCAGGCGCACTTGATGGTGGTTCTTTTTAATATGGTTGCCTAAAAAGGAAATTAATAAATGGCAAATCTAATTCAAATTAAAAGGTCGCTGAATACAGCAACCCCTGGTTCACTTGCAAATGGTGAGCTTGCTTTTACAGCAAATGGTGACGTTCTTTACGTTGGTAGTAATTCAACAGTAGTTGCTATTGGTGGCAAACGAACACCTGGTACTCTTACAGCAAACCAAGCTCTTGTTGCAAACGCGACCAGCTATCTCGACTCTATTAAAGTTGCCAATGCAACACTAGATAAAGTTTATGCTAACGGTGCACACGGTACTGCAGATCAACTTCTAACATCTAACTCAACAGGTGGTTTATTTTGGGCAGCACCGGCTGTAATTGATCTTGATGATTTGTCAGATGTTGCAGTTTCAGCTGCTTCAGCTGGCCAGATACTAATATCTAACTCAACAGGTATATTCAGAAACGTATCACTGTCTGGTGATATCACAGTTGATAGTACAGGTCTTGTTTCTATTGCAGCAGACTCAGTTGCACTTGGGACAGATACAACAGGTGATTATGTTGCAACAATTACAGCTGGTAACGGTTTATCGGGTAATGCAACTTCTGAAGGATCAGCTCCTACGATAGCAGTTGTTGCTGGTAGCGGTATAGCTTCTAATTCTACTGGGGTGTTTGTTGTCGCAGGTAACGGTATTGCCTCTAATGCAACTGGTGTACACGTTGTTGCTGGAACTGGTGTTACGTCAAATGCAACTGGTGTCCATATTGGCCAAGCGGTTGGTACAACAGATAATGTTACATTCAATGATGTAACTATTAATGGTAATACTGCAATTGGTAGTAACTTCTCGGATGTAGTTTCGATCAATGCTGGTGTCAATACAAGTATACTACCAGCAGCAAACGTAACCCACTCATTGGGTAACAATACCCTGAGATGGAGTGAAATCCACGCTGGGAACACTCATACAACTAACTTAACTGTAGATACAAATGCAGTTATTAATGGTAACCTAACTGTATCCGGTTCACTTGTTACAATCAATGTTGCAACGCTGTCTGTTACTGACTCACTCATTCAATTAGCTTCAAATAACGTTGTATCAGATACTCTTGATATTGGTTTCTTTGGTAACTATAACAACGGCGTAGCAAACGTTCATGCTGGTTTGTTCAGAGATGCAACATCAGATAGTTTCAAGTTGTTCAAAGGACTTGAGCCAGAGCCAACAACAACTGTAAACGTATCTGGTACAGGTTATACACAGGCTTCCCTTGAAGCTTACCTATCATCAGGTGCTTTGGTATCTAATTCAACAGCAGTGACGTTGACAGCTAATTCAACTGTTGCTGTTAATATGACAGCTAATTCTCTAACACTGACAACTGCACTAGTTGGAACAAGTGGTGGTACAGGCCTGTCATCATATACTGCAGAAGATATTTTAGTTGCTAACTCATCAAATGGATTCAGAAAACTAGGACTGGGCACGGACGGATTCGTGTTGCAGTCTAACGGCACTGCAATCATTTACTCTACATTGGATGGGGGCACATTCTAATTGGATACTGAGTTTGTCAATGCATATATAATTAAGCAAAAAAGTTGGATTGAAGATTTACTTGCAAAGCATATTATTTTAGAAGTACGGGTTCAGATAGCTGAGGCAAAAGCAGCACAGCTAGCCGATCAATTATCTGAACTAAATAATAAGTTAGAAAAGCAATCATCGAGAAAAAAGTCAGAAAATTCTGACTCAAATTATTAATAGCTCTATATAGAGTCTGGGGAGCCATATGGCTAATAAGTTTCAAGTCAAGCGCACGACTGTTACCGGCCGTACGCCAAACACTACCAATTCCGGAAACACTCATTACATCGATACTGGTGAGCTAGCGCTCAACCTGACAGATCGTAAAATGTTTTCGTCTAACGGAACTGTTCACTTCGAAATCGGATCAAATCTTGCCAGTCTTGCTGTATCTGGTAATACTGATATTGATGGTACACTGATTCTTAGTTCAAATGGCATACTGTTTTCAGACAACACAACAATGACTACAGCACCTGCAGCAAGTTCAGATGCAATAGTTTATGCAATAGCATTAGGATAAAATATGGCAAGCTCATTCAAAAACTTTACTGCCCAAGCCGTAGGTATAACAGCAAATGCTGTATACAATCCGACCACTGCTAACATACAGTCAACAGTGATAGGAATGACTCTATCAAATATTATCACATCTACAGTCAGTGTCAGTGTTTTTTTGTATGATGGTAGTGCAAACACATACTTAATTAAGAATGCAGTTGTTCCAGTCGGAGGAACACTTGTTCCTATCGGTGGTGATCAGAAGCTGGTTCTTGAACAAAACAACTCGATATATGTAACAAGTAATACCGCTTCATCCGTTGATGTTATCATTTCGGCATTGGAGATTACGTAATGAGTTACATAGGTAGTACTCCACCAGGAGATGCTGGAATCTTCAAGAACCTTTCAGAGACATTTAGTGGAAACGGTAGCAATACTCAGTTCACTCTTGGTTACAGAGTTAATAAAACTGCAGATATAGAAGTCATTGTCAACAACGTTCAACAAAATCCCAGTGACGGAAGCTATACAGTATCAAACTACACTACATTAGTATTTTCTGAAGCACCGTCATCAAACACCAATAATATTTTTGTATATTACAGAACGTTTTCAAAACCAGTTTCATCTGGTGACTTGATAAATGCAACGTTTGCAGCCTCAAACAGCACGTTACAGTTAGAGACTGGTTCTCTTACATATGACGTAGCTCTTCCAACATCAAATTCAACAGTCAAGGGGTTATCTTTTGTTGTTGATCAGGTTAACAATACATCGATAA